TGCCAATACAAATTACGAATTACAAAAGTTTATCACAATAGATGGTGTAGAATACGGCTTTGAACCTAACCTTTCTAAAATGAGTTATGGTGCTTATTTAGATATAAGTAAATGGGATACTATTACCATTGATGATAATTGGGCTAAGATAATGGATGTGTTATATAGACCTGTTGAAAGAAAAGTTGGTAAGATGTATGAAATCCGTCCATATAATGGTGAGGTAGATGAGAATAAATGGTTAGGTGTAACTATGGATAAACACTTTGGGACACTTTTTTTTTTCTCCGATTTATTGAAAGACTTGGCGAATTCTACCCAGAAATCTTTGATTCAACAATTGGGAATGCTTCCGAGCATCAAATCCGTTTTGGAAAGAAATGGAAATCGTACTCTTCGATAGTTGATTTGGCAAATGGTGATATAACCCGCTTTGATTCGGTATTAAATGAACCATTAGAAAAGTGTTTATTATATCTAAGTTGGAAGGCGGATAAGATAATGGTGGATGATTTAATGCATAGAGAAATAATGAATAAGAGTAAGTAATACATTAGGGTTTCAGATTGTTAAAGTATAAATCTAATTTGAGAAATGAGTGGAACTCCTTCACAATCGCAAAATCAACGAAAGAACTCTGGCATTTGGTTAGGTCCAACTGTTGGTAAATCCTCTCCTAAGAATAGTAGAAGAGGTTGTCTTTGCTTAGATGGTAGAAGATATAGTAGAAGTTGTTGTGATGGGTTTTTAGCTAATCAGGGAATTGGACAAACTCAATCAACTAGTGCAGTGGGAACTGTTGGTGGATTTAGTAATGGTTTCTCTGATGGATTTGAAAGATTAACATAATAAAGAAAAATACGATATAATATGGCTCAATTAACCAAAGCCCAATTAGCAACTGAAAATCAGAATGATTTCCCTAATAATAATATAGGTCAAATTACACCTGCTATATTAAGAGGATTTAATACTGATATGATTGATTCATTGGTAGATGAAGTTTCCTATAATATAGATAGTGCATCATTTAGCGGTAGTATTACACAACTTCAAAATTTTAGTTCATCATTAGATGCAACTTTTGCAACCGATGCTCAATTAACATCTTTGAGTGCGAGTATTGCTGTAACTGACCTTTCACAATCATCTTCAATTGCTGCATTGCAAGTATTCAGTTCATCATTAGATGCTACATTCGCAACTGATGCACAACTAACTGCATTGAGTACATCGATTGCATTAACTGATTTAGCTCAATCTGCTTCTATTGCTCAATTACAATCATTTAGTTCTTCTTTGAATACGGGATTTGTAAGTGAAGTAGAGTTCGGTGCATATACATCATCAAACGATAGTAAAGTAAATTCATTAATTGCTGCAACTGGTTCTTATGTAACTGAAGCGGAAAGTGGAAGTTTTGTAACATCAGTATTAGCTGGTGGAACACCAAATGTAATTAGCGTAACAAAAGGTAATGGTACAATCAATACTATTACTGTTGATAACGTAACTTCTGCATCATTTGCATTTACTTCATCTGAAGCAAGAAATGTAGTAGTGATAGCAAGAAATGGAAACGCATCTTCTTTACCTGCTGGAACACTCGTTCATATCACAGGAGCAAGTGGAGATAATCCAATTTTTAATACTGCATCTTTCAATAGTGAATTATTATCAGCAAACACATTAGGTATGTTGAGAACAACTGCGACTAGTGGAGCAGATGTTGAAGTATTGGTAAATGGTATTGTGATAGGAGTAAATACAGACCCTGCAAACGGATTCGTAGCAGGTGATATACTTTATTTAGGCCCAACAGGTTCATTCACAAGAGTTCAACCACAGGCACCTAATCAGATAGTAACTATTGGACAAGTATTAAGAGCACAACAAAACAATGGTTCAATTTATGTAAACATTAGTAATGGTTGGGAATTAAATGAATTACACAATGTAGCAATCAATGGTGCAACAGAAGGAGACCTATTAGTTTATAGAAGTGGAAGTTATGGATTGTGGACAAACTCTTCATCATTAGAATTAGGATTCGCAACAACGGGTTCTAACACATTTGGTGGAACACAAACAATGAATAACTTAGTAGTTAATGGAACTGCTTCGTTTGCATATACACAAACCGTAACAGGAAGTGCGGTAATTATTGGAGAAGAATTTATAATTCTTAATAATCAAACTCCAACAGCACCATATGCTGGTATAAAGGTATATGATAGTGGTAGTGCTGGTGTAACTGCATCTTTATTATGGGATGGAGTTAATGATCATTGGGTATATGAACAAGTTAGTGGAGCGGCGTATGGAGCAGCTGGATTCTTATCCGGTCCAACAGGTTCTTCATTAAGTTCAATTATATATCCAACTGCAAATAGATTAGTAAAAGGTGGAGGTTCTGATCATTTATATGATTCAAATATATCAGATGATGGTACAATTGTACGTTCATCTACAAACGTATTAGTAACGGGTAGTGTAACTGCGACTGGAGGATTCATTGGTAATGCTTCAACTGCAACTACTGCATCATTTGCAACAACTGCGTTAAGTGCATCATTTGTACAAAGTTCATCGTTTGCGGAAAACGCTGGATTATTAGATGGTAAAGATTCTACTGAATTTGCCACAACAGGAAGTAATATATTTGTTGGAAATCAGATAGTGACTGGTTCGGTAATACTATCATCATCAGCAGATGTTGAATTGCAAGTAATAGGAAATCAATCTAATACCGGTTCATTCCTTATGAGCGGTTCATTCAGAGCATTAGTTCCACAGCCTGCATCATTAGGTACTGTAGCTCCATTATTCCTAATGACAGGTTCATTGGGACAAACCTTATCACAAAACATTAGTAGACAAGGTGGTGGTGCGAATGATGCAACTTTACTTCAATTCCAAGTTCTAAGTGGAAGTGCAACCACAGGAGATACTCTTCAAGCCCTACAAACTATTGGTGTAACAAACAACACTTCAACCTTTATGACAGGTTCATCTGTCAATTGTGGTATAACTTCATTATGGGCGACTGGAAGTGGTGGTGGAAGAGTTGTATATTCAGCAGCGGTTTCTACAACTGCTCAAAGTGGTAGTGCGACCGCAACAATAGCTGCAAACTCAATTAAGTTAGGTTCTGCAACAGCAAACGTAATACATATAACCGGTTCAACTCAATTATTCAATACATTACAAGTTAGACAAGCGGCAGTATTTAGTAGCTCTTTGGCAGTTTCACAATCACAAGTTACACTACAAAATAGTGGAGCAATTGCATTGGCAGTAAGAAGCGGTTCAGTAGAGATAACTACACCACAAGGTGAAGGATACTTCTATTCTAACTTACCAATGACATCATCTAACCTAAGAATAAACGGGCCTGGTATCATCGCTGACTTATTTGTTAGTGGTGTATTTAGTGGTAATTCAACTCTTAACGTTGCTGGAAATTCATACTTTACGGGTTCAGTATTTACATCTGCATCAGTAAATGGAGTGGTAAATCCTTTAACAATAAGTTCAAATACTGCATCATTGGATTTTAGTAAAGGTAACTTCTTTACTATTCAATTAGTAAGTGGAAGTTCGACACATATTAATCCAACAAATATAGCAGCTGGACAAACAATAAACATCAGAGTTAATACAACAGGAAGTGGAACTGTAACATTCCCATCAACAGTTGATCAGATTACTGGAAGTTCTTATGTTCCAACAACTACTACTGGCGTAGATATATTGACATTGGTAACTTTTGATACAAGCAGTATCTATTTGGTAAATGTTAAAAACTTAGTATAATATGCAATTTGCACCTTTTAGTTTTTTTCAAAATTTAAATGCACTTTCCATTGATTACTTAATAGTCGCAGGTGGTGGTGGAGCTTCAATCAATGGTAGTGGTGGTGGTGGAGCAGGTGGTCTTCGTAGTGGAAGTGCAAACATTTCATTATTCCAAACCTATGGAGTAGTAATAGGAGCTGGTGGAGCAGGTTCTTTAGTGCAAGCTAGTAATGGCTCTGATTCTTCATTTTTTTCAGTAACCTCAACAGGAGGTGGAAGAGGTGGAGGAGGTGTAAATGGTTCGGATGCTGGTAATGGAGGAAGTGGTGGTGGATCTCATAGATTAAACGCAGCAGGAACTGGAACTTCAGGGCAAGGATTTAATGGTAATACAGGTCTTAGTAGTGGAGGATCAAACGGTGGTGCTGGAGGTGGTGCTTCACAAAATGGTTTTGCAGCGACCCTAATAGGTGGCACCACGGTCAGAGGTGGAAATGGTGGAAGTGGATCTATGTGGTTAAATAATATATTTTACGCCGGTGGAGGAGGTGGTGGTAGCACCAGCGGTACATCCGGAGGAACAGGTGGTTTTGGTGGTGGAGGCGATGGTGGTATTGGTCCAAGCACCCCACCTGAAAATGGTGATGCTAATACAGGCGGTGGTGCAGGTGGTAATGGTGCGGATAATAGTATCAATGTTGGAAAAAATGGAGGAAGTGGTATTGTAATTATTCGTTATCCGGGTACACAAATAGCAAATGGTGGAGTAGTTTCTTCATCAGGAGGATATACATACCATTCATTTACATCATCAGCAAATTTTACAACATAATTATGGCTCATTACGCAAAAATAGAAAACGATATAGTAACAAATGTAATTGTTGCAGAACAATCATTTGTTTCAATGATGGAAGGAGAATGGATACAAACTTCTTATAACACAAAAGGTGGAGTACATCTTTTAGGTGGAACACCTTTAAGAAAAAACTTTGCAGGTATAGGAAGCAATTATGATAGAGGAAGAGATGCTTTTTACGAACCTCAACCTTTTCCATCTTGGAATTTGGATGAAGAGAGTTGTTTATGGCAATCTCCAATCCCATATCCTACTGATGGTAAGGAATATAGATGGAATGAATCCGAATTAAATTGGATAGAAATATAAAAAAATTCATATAAACAAAAACAAAATTGTTAAATTAAAATAAAACTAAAACTATGAACGCAAAACAAGTATTAGATAAGATAATCACCCTTCTTTCATCTGATAAAAAAGAGGAAGTAGAATTAACTTATGCAAAACTGAAAGACGGAACTATTGTCGAATCTCCTACTTTTGATGTGGGTGAAAAAGTTGAAGTAGTATCCGAAGATGGTAAATCTCCTGCTCCTGATGGAGAGCACGAATTAGTGTTGAGAGATGAAGAAGGAAACGAAAACATCATTAAGATTATGACTAAGGATGGCGTAATTACCGAAAGAGAAAACGTTGAATTAGAAGCAGAAGAAGTTAAGGTAGAACCATTACCTGGCGAATCAGATGTAATCGGAGAAGATGGTAAGAAAAAAGAGGAAATGGCAGAGGAATCACCATTACCTTCTGGCGATGGAGTTGAAGAAGAAGTAGAACCAATGCCAGGTGAAGAAGGTTCTCCATTCGATATGGCCGCTTATGATAAGAAATTAGAAGAGATGGCTTACAGAATCGAAGAGATGGAAAAGAAAATCGCTAAGATGGCAGAAGTTGAAATCGAAGTGAAAGAAGAAGAGGAAGAGGAAGAAGAAGACCTTCCAAAATTAGACGGAGCACCTGTTGAAGAAACTAAAATGAGTGCACAATTCAAACAAAGAAATAAAAATGGTGAGAATACACAAAACAAATTCTTATCAAAATTATATAAATAAAAATTTTTAAAAACATTAAAACAATGAGAAAACAACAAAATTTCTTAAACCCGAGTGTAACAAGTACATATGCGGGTGAGTTCGCTGGAAAGTATATTGCAGCTGCGTTGTTTAGTGCAAGAACATTGGATAACAAATCTATAACTATCATGCCAAACGTGAAGTTTAAGAGTGTAATCCAAAAGATTGCAGTAGATAACATCATCTCAAATGCATCTTGCGACTTTACAGAGACTGGTTCAGTTGCTCTTACAGAGAGAATCTTAGAACCAAAAGAATTACAAGTAAACTTACAATTATGTAAGCAAGAGTTTGTAGATTCTTGGGAAGCATTACAATTAGGTTACTCTGCATTCGATGAAATCCCTGCTAACTTCAACGATTATTTAGTATCTTATGTAGGTGCTAAAGTTGCTGAAGCTACTGAAATTTCTATCTGGTCAGGAAACTCTGCAACTAACGGTCAGTTCGGTGGATTATATCCAGCGTTATCTGCATCAGTAGGTGTAGGTGGTGCAACTGCTCCTATTACTTCATCAGTATCAGGATCAATTACATCAACAAACGTAATCGCAGCATTAGATGGAGTATATTCTGCTATCCCATCTGCGGTATTTGGTAAAGAAGATTTAGTAATCTATGTACCAACTAACGTGGCTAAGGCATATCAGCAAGCAATCTCTACTAACTACGCAAATGGTTACCAAAACAATGTAACCGTAGGTCAAAAACCATTGGATTTCCAAGGTATTGAATTAGTATGGTCACCAGGTTTGGCAAACAACGCAGTAGTTGCAGCACAAAAATCTAACTTATTCTTCGGTACAGGTTTATTATCTGATTACAACCAAGTAAAAGTATTAGACATGGCAGACTTAGATGGTTCTCAAAACTTTAGAATCATTATGAGATATACTGCTGGTACTCAATTCGGTATTGGGCAAGACATCGTTATTCACAAAAACTACTAATCATATTTTTTAATGGAGGGTGGGTAACTATCCTCCACTTAAAATAAGATTAAATTAACTAACTTAAAAACAGAAAAAAAATGCCGTGTAACTTATCATTAGGAAGACAAGAAGTTTGTAAAGATTCAGTAGGTGGATTGGCTGGAGTTTATTTCTTAAACTACACAACCGCTTCCTTTACTCACGCAACTGGCAGTGATGGAGGTTCTCCAATCACAGCTTTCCCTTCAGGTAGCACAGTTTACTACTACCAATTGAAAGGAACAAGTGCATATACTGAAACAGTTAATAGTTCTAGAGAAAACGGTACTACTTTCTTCTCACAAGAATTGGTATTGAATTTAAAGAAATTGACAAATGAGATGACTACTCAATTGAAACTTATGGCGTATGGCAGACCTCAAATCGTAGTACACACTATGGCGGGAGATGCTTTATTAGTAGGTGAGAGAGAGGGAGCAGATTTGACAGGAGGAACAATCCAAACAGGAGGTTCAGTTGGTGATTTGTATGGTTATTCAGTAACTTTCCAAGGCCAAGAACAATTCAACGCATCGTTCTTATCTGGTTCTACTTACGCAGACCCATTTGCAAGTTTGACTGTAAAACCAACAGTCGTATATGGAGCTAATAATTAATTTTTAGTATAAGCATAAAACTTAAATTTAAAAGAGAGATAGGGATACCCAAAAGGTATCCCTTTTCTTTTAATGATAACACCAATCAAAATTGTTAAATTAGTATAAAGTATAGATAAAGACAAGCTAATGCAAGTATATTTCCTTTCAGGCTCAAACAATTACACTTTAAGAACCGAGCAACTTGCTAATACGAGTAGTTTAACTATTCATTTGCAGGATATGTATCTTCTTACCAATACTTCTCAATCGGTAAGTGCGAGCAGTTGGGATTCCTATGAATCAATGCTTACATTTCCATTAACTATTGCTTCGGCAAGTGAAGGAAGTGAATACCGAGCTACAATCAAAAGTGGTAGTTGTGCAGTATGGAATGGTTCAATAAGTGTAATGAAAGCACAAATCTCTTCTTCTAAAGCAAATTACGAAAACCAAAACAATCAGTATATATCAAATGTAACTGATAATGAATACATAATAATGGATTAATATGGAAAAGAAAAACCAAAATTTTTCAGTTGTATCTTTGAATCAACAAGGTATTCCGATGGTGACTGAGGATACTAAGACAAGACATAATTGGGTGCCGTTTGGAATCTATATGCAAGATGATTTCTATGCTGCGATTACACAAACATTCTCAACATCTACAACCCACGCTGCTTGTATAGAAGGAGTGGGAGACCTTATTTTTGGAAAAGGATTATATTCTAAAAATGAAGAGTTTCAACAAAGATTAACCAAATTAATTCCGCAAGAAGAAACAAAGAAAGTAGTCTTTGACTTAAAACTTTATGGTAATGCCGCATATCAAGTATTTTGGAATGATGAGCATACAAAAATCATAAAGATGTATCATATTCCTGTTC